TATTTTTAACAAGTGACACCCACTTCGGGCATGCCGGAGTATGTCATTTCACACGTAACGACGGTGTTACAAAATTACGCCCGTGGACTGATCCAGATGAGATGGATGAAGAAATGGTCAAGCGTTGGAACGAAACAGTAAGACCCAATGATAAAGTATATCACTTAGGCGATGTTGTTATTAACCGTAAAGCATTAAAGATTATGTCTCGCCTGAACGGGGATAAAGTATTGATTCGTGGTAACCACGATATCTTCCGTGATGATGAATATAGATTATACTTCCGTGAACTACGTGCCTATCATGTAATGAATGGAATGATATTAAGTCATATACCTATACATGAAGAATCATTAGGACGTTTTGGTGTTAACATTCATGGTCACTTACATGCTAATCGTGTAAGGAAAGAAGTTGAAACATTACATGAGTTTCACCAACGTGGTAGTAGACATTATATTGATGTTCGCTATCATTGCGTTTGTGTTGAACAAACAGACTATAGACCTATACTGTTTGAAGATGTTATCAAACGCATTGAAGCAGAGGGTGGAACTGTAGGATTCAAGAACGGCAACGGACCTGCAATGTAAAATAGGACCTTCGGGTCCTATTTTTATTTACAGCCAATAATCATATATCGATTATATCCGTTTTCTTTATATTGTACATGTCTTTGTCCAGAATATAATAATTTACTTAGATTAAATTTATTAATTAACTCATCTAAACTACTGATAGTTTGTTTTATATACCAAGGAAATTCAGGATCTGTCATATCGGTAGTTTGAACACATACTAAACTATTATTAGGAACTGTATCATACCATTTGTTACTATCCATTTGATCTATGCTACAGTTTATAAAAATAGAATTATCACACCCGCCAAAGTCATAATCATTAACATCTTGAACAGAATTATAAACTTTTGGGGATTCATATTTCCACATTTCACATATGGAATTTGCTGATGTTATTGCTTCTGGATTTATATCATAACCATATACAACACTATAATATTCGGGTTTTCGTGTAAGTAGCATAAATGACAGTAAATTATCCCAACACCCTAATATATGTAATGATGGATTTTTCATAAACTCTGCATATGTGGCAACTTCTAATTCTTCACATAACCATATCTTACTCTTTATTAAGCCATGGTGAAATGATTCATATTTGCTAAAATTATGTGATTCCATTTTAAGATTTATTTAATAGTATAATATTTAGCACACTAGAAAAACATGCTAAATAATCATATATTTTGCGCCTGATATAAATACGATTACTACTCCGAGGAAAAAATGCTACACTTCATAACAGACTTAACACACAAACTATTAACTTTCATTAAAGATGATCCAGTTAGACCAGAAATTTCTACCGATTTTAGAGTAAGTAATGGTAGAATGGTTGCGGCATTAAGTGATAATGATGATGACCCGGAAGCAATGGTGTGTGTTAGTTTCCACGATTTTGTCCCAGCCGGAGTAGATGATTTAACTAATGTATCCGAGGTCCCAACTACTGCTGTATTCTATACTATATGGAGTTATAAAGCCGGTAAAGGCCGTGATTTATTGATTCAAGCGGTAAAAGGTATTCAGGAGCAATATCCTAGTGTAAATAGATTTGTAACATTAAGTCCTAAAACAGAAATGGCTAGAAGATTTCATTTAAAAAATGGTGCTATTATATTCCGTGAGAATATAGAAACCATTAACTACGAATATACTAAAACAGGGGAATAATATGGCAAAAGAAGTTAAAATGGTTAATACTGCTGAAGAAGTAGAACAAATAGAAAAAAGCGCATTATTAGCGTGTGATTTTATATACGATAACCTATTACCATTATTAGAAGAATTTGAAAATGATAATGATGATCCAGATTATATTCCTGGTATTGCCACTCACGGATTATTTGTAGCATTAATACAAGAGTTAGCCGATTTAGGATATACTCAAAAAGACTTAAATAAAGAAATCAAAACTTATATGAATACTTCCTTGGGGGAAGTAGTACACTAAAGTACTACATATTTAAGAAACAAAAGTACTCATTTTGCCCCCTCAGGGGCTTCAAAATCGCTAGAATATTCAGGAACGCACTCTGATACACTTCTAGCGGTTTTTGCCAATATTTGACAATAAATGGGCTTTCATGTATAATTCATCTATGAACTCAAAAATCGTCCGTAAGCGTAGAACTGATAGAAATCAAGTGATTTACTTTATCCAAGATACTGTAACACTTGAGTACTACATCGGATTGACTGCATTGTCATATAAAGGCAATGTGTTTTTGACATTACGCCGTCGTATGCAAAAACATATGCAACGTGCTATGACTGAAAACAAAGATTGGGGTTTGAGCCGTGCATTGCGTGAGCGTGGTGCGGAACGTTTTATATTTGGCAAATTGGAAGTAATTCGTGGTAAGCGTCCTGCTCATGCACATGAGACAGAATTGATTAACACATTACAACCAGCATTGAATACATTTGGAGTAAAATGAAATTAAACGATATATTGCAATGGTCAGGTGCACTTTTTGTAATAGTTGGACACATTTTTAATTCAATAGGACCTAGCGTTTATCCCTACAATATTGTAGCATTTACATTAGGTACTGTTGCGTTTTTAGCTTGGGCTAGCCGTGTAAAAAATAGTCCACAAATAGTTGTTAATGTAGTTTCAATGGTTACTTGTTTAATAGGATTAGTTAATGCTTGGAGATAAAATGAACAAATTAATTAAAGATGGAATGGTCGCTGTATTGTATAGTCCTGACTATGGTTCAGGATGGTATACTTGGAACCTAGAAATGCCTGAACTTATTTTTGAACCTGCTATTGTAAAATTAGTAGAGGAAGAAAAGTTTGATGAACTACAAACTTATGTGGAATTAAAGTATCCTGAAATTTACAAAGGTGGTATGATGGACTTACAAATTGCCTGGGTACCCGAAGGTGCAGAGTTTCGTATCAACGAATATGACGGAGCCGAATCCATCGAAATCAAAGAGGACATAGATTGGTTTGTAGCGTGAGGTATATTACTAATAAGTATAAGTCAGTCATTCTTCCATACGAAGAAGGTATGTTAGAATGGCTACACGAAACCTATCCACATAGCTGTTATTATATTGTAGAGGTGTAAGTGCTATAAATATCTTTATGGACTTTTGGGACAATTTAGACTTGCACAAAACAAAAATATTTGCTATACTAGCGATAGTAGTTGGATTGTATTGGTTGAGTATTCCCGAAGAAGAACCAGCTCAACCAATCATTACACTTAAGTATAGGTGTGAATTAATTGTAAAAAATTCACATGAGTTTCCAAAAAATGTTATTGAAAATTGTAAAAAACTTTTGAAAGAAGAAAATGAAATTGAGTGAAGTGAATCAAGCATTGGATCATAAAATTACCAGTGGATCAGAACATCAATGGAGATGTTATCCTGATGGTAGATACTTAGATTACGAAAGTGATTTTGCCCACGTATCAGTAATTTATAACACTACTAACCAAGAAATTTATCAGGCTGATATTTCTGTTAAACGTGAAGCGTGGGATGAAGATAAGAAACCCTATCGCTGGATTAATCCTGACTATAAAGATACCTTTTACAAAGAGGCAAAAAAACGCAAAGTTAATCCTGATCAGGCTTGGGACGATGTTAAGTGGATTGATTTAGAAATGGAAGAAGATTTCCTAGAGAAGGCTACTGCTATTTTCAATGGAGAAGAATGTGATACCCGTGTTAAAATTGAATTTGACCTAGATGACCGCAGTATTCTACAGTTGGCCAGGGAAGCACATAAACGTGATATTACACTAAATAAGATGATAGAGATTATTTTACAAGAAGTAATCGATAGTCACCGTGTCAACGGAACATTAGCCTGACACGTTATATAAGTGTAACAGGAGATCGTTATGAAAAAAATTCTAATAGCATTATCATTACTAGCAGTAACTGGTTCAGTAATGGCTCAACATTATCATGGACATGGTATACGCCACGGTGGTTATTATCGCGGTGGTCCTGGATTTGGTTGGTGGGTAGCACCAGTCGTTACAGGTGTTATTGGTTATGAAATTGCAAAACAGCAACAGGTTATTGTTCAACAACAACCAGTCATTGTCCAGCAACAAACAACACAAACACAAACCTGTAGTGAATGGAAAGAAGTACAAACTAGTGATGGTAAGATTTATAGAGAACGTACTTGCACACAGTGACCAAACTAGTTGTAATATTATCGTTCATAGTGTATAATATATTATGAACGATATTTTTTATGGTATTTTTTCGTGGATAAAAGATGACTTTAAGTCTAACAGAATTCGCTTTGTTATTGAGCTTCTTGCATGGGCTATTAGTATTGGTTGCAGTATTGTTATGGCGCTCACCGTCCCCAATCCACCGCTTCTTACTCTTTATCCTGTTTGGATCACTGGCTGTGCTTTGTATGCTTGGGCTAGTTGGACTAGGAAATCTTTTGGCATGTTGGCTAACTATATATTGTTAACCACCATTGATAGTATAGGACTAATAAGGATGTTAATGTGATAAACAAAATAGAAAAATATAAAAAATACTTTGATTTTAAAGGCAGTGCTTCACGTAGTGAATACTGGGGAGTGTACCTAATTGGTGTATTACTTATTATGTTAGTAGGACTACTAGCAACAATGGTTGCACTAATCAGCACTCCATTCACACTGGTATTGATTGGCTTTATTGGATGGTTATCCGCATTGGCAATAGTTTGTGTGGGTAGCGTATTAGCATTTTGGATGTGGATCGCAACTGCTATTAGACGCTGTAATGATGCCGGCATAAATCCTTGGTTCGCTATAACACTATTGTTACCCACACCATTAAATTTAATACCATTCGTTGTGTTTGGTTGTTTACCCTCGGAGCAAAAAGATGAACATCAGTAATGATTGGACTGATAAAGATTGGGACAAATTTAGTGAATGGCTTATAGGAATGTTACGTTCCGGCCCTGCTACTGTTACATTCACAAAAGCAGATGGTACTGACCGTGTAATGGAATGCACATTGGAAGAAAGTAAATTACCTAAGGTTGAACTCAAAGAAAGTGCAAAGCCACGTAAAGAATCAACCACAAGTATGCGTGTGTTTGATTTAGAAAAGAATGAGTGGCGTAGTTTCACTATTAAGAAAGTTAAACAAGTAAATATTTTAATAACATGAATGATTTTGAACAGGGGAACATTCACTATATGGCTAAAGAGTACTATGAAGCCAGTGAATGTTATAAAAGATTTTTAGAACAACAGCCAGAAAATTATGTAGCATTACATAATTTAGGTATTACATTATGCCAACTAGGACGTGATGAAGAAGCATTGGCTTGTTTTGACTTACCGTGCCAACATAACTATGCAGAGAGCTGGTTAAGTCGTGGTACTGCATTGCGTAACTTAGGCAGATACAAAGAAGCATTAATCACATTTGCACACACGTTTGCACTAGATCCTAAACACTCCACTGCATATAGTAACTATGGCAATACATTGCGAGAGTTTGGTATACCTGAAATTGCTATTCCTTTTTTAAAGCTAGCACAAGAGTTAACACCGGGTAATGTAAACTATGAGTTAAACGAATCAGTAGCCCATTTAATGAAGGGTGATTTAATTGAAGGATGGAAGAAATATAATGCGAGATGGTATTATCAAAGTGATGTTAGCTTTAAGCCTAATATTCCTGGCCCTGAGTATGACGGCTCCCAAGATATCGTTGGTAAAAGAGTCCTCGTTTATTACGAACAAGGATTCGGAGACAGCATTCAATTTGTTCGATTTGCAAAAGTATTAAAAGATAAAGGTGCAGTTGTTATTTTAGTAACAAAGCCACAGCTTTATGATTTGTTTAAGTACAACTTCCATGAGTTTGAAGTAATCAATCAGGATCAGCAATTGCCACCGTACCATTTTCATGTAGCATTAATGGATCTTCCTAAATGTTTTGGTACTACAATTGACACAATTCCTTACCCAACCCCTTACTTAGATGTAAGTGATGAGATGAAAGAGATATGGAAAGAGAAATTAGGTACTAAAACAAAGAAACGAATTGGTATATTATGGAGTCCAAACAAGATTGCATTCATATCAAGGTTTCGTAAAATGCCACTGAAACAATTATTGGCCGCAACTAACAACGAATGTGAATTCATTAGTCTATCATATGAGGTAGATGAACCAACATTAAGTCTATTTAGGAAGTTTAACATTAGAACATTCCATGAAGACTTGTCCGGCTTCTACAATACAGCAGGATTGATTAGCCAACTTGATTTGGTTGTGTCTATTGATACAGTTATACCTCATCTAAGTGGTGCAATGGGTATACCAACTTGGGTAATGTTAAGTGATTATGGTTGTGACTGGCGTTGGTTTATGAACCGTAACGATAGTCCATTCTATAACTGTATGAGATTATTCCGCCAAACAGATGGTTCTTGGGAATCGGTACTTGAAACTATTAAACAGGAACTAAAACTTTTGAGTTGACAATAAATAGTTTTTCTGCTATAATACTTGTATTATGAAAAAAGAAATACTATCTTTCACCGTTAAAGAGCCCAAACATAGGGCTCACCGTGTTCTTTTCTGTGAGAACACTCCCTTCAAACCTAAGGTTGTTAAGCCCAAAACAGGCTATCAACGCAAACCCAAGCATCCAAAATTTGACAATAATTCCTCTTTCTGATACAATACTGTATTGAAACTAAAGGAGTTATATGGCCAAAGAATTTAACAAAGACCTTCTTTGTAAGGATTGTAAGAATGTTGAGGCTAGCTTTATGGCTAGGCTGACTAAGTTTGGGTACGGCTTTAAGTGTACTCTTCCCGAGAGTTGGAACGAACCCGAGTTTGATCCGGTAGTAGGAGAGACTAAAGAAGGTTACTTTCATACAGCCGGATTAATGCGTGGCACTTATGAGGCATGTGGACCTGATGCCAAAAAATGGGTTCCCTCTAGCACAAAAAAGGTCTTTTTATACTTGAAAAAAGGTTGACAATAATTGGATTTGGGTATATAATACAATCTTAGACAGTCAACTAAAGGACAAAAATGCGTACACAACAAGTAGTTACCGGAATGAATAACAGCCAAAAGATTCGTTTTATCATTGACGGATTTGGTATGTATTGCAAGGTTTCTGATATTGAGAACTTTGCTACCAGCTCACACCGTGTTGCAGTTATTTCGGCCTTGCAACATTTGCAATGCTCCCGTGATTTAGCCAAGAGTTGCGGCAAAAAAGAGATTCCAGTAGGCTACGGAACTCGCAGTAATTTCCAAGGTGTTAATCACGATGTGCAGGTTAATATTGTCTAAAATTTGACAATAAATGGTTTTGGGTATATAATAGAGTCTTATTCAGTCAAAAGGAGTTTTTATGAACATCAAGCAAATTAATACTGCTATTATGCAGGGTGACTTCACTAACGAAGAATTGAATAGCATCGGTGATGCAATGCGTTTTGCCCGTGCCCAACTTGTGGTACGAAACAAATCGGCATTGACAATCGGTTCTAATGTTAAATTTACAAGTTCAACCCGTGGTACAATCTCCGGTGTTGTAAAGAAAATCAATCGTAAATTTATTATTGTAGATCAGCCGGGTCAGTTCCGTAGTTGGAAAGTGCCCGCTAATATGTTGGAGGTTTTGTAATGAGTAAAATGGCTGACTTATATATGGAGATCGAGGAAATGCTTGATAAAGGCACACATCCCTCAACTATCTCCGCGGTTCTTGACGTTCCGGTGATTTTTATCTATGATGTAGTGGAATCTATTGAAGGGCAGACTGAGGAATTTAGTCCTTTTAGGACAATAAATTCTTAAAAAGGTTGACAATAAATCGGTTTGGGTATATAATAGAGTCTTATTCAGTTAATTAAAGGATTTCAAAATGGACTACGAATTAGATTTTGACTTTTTGTTCAATGTTTATACTGTCACTATCAACGGTGACGTGGTATTGACCGGTACTGATGACTATGAGGAAGCACAGGAATACGCAGAACAATTGGCTGAAGAATTGTGCCAAGGTTGACAATAATTGGATTTGGGACTATAATAGAATCTTAGACAGTAAAGAAAAGGAAACAAAATGGCTTATATGAATCAGGAACGCAAAGCAAAAATTACTAAAATGCTTAAGCCAATCTTGGCTAAGTACAAAGTTAAAGGCTCACTGAGTGTCCGCAATCATAGTACTATTGTATTAACGCTCAAATCGGGTGCTATTGACTTTATTGGCAATAGCAAC